GCCACAGGCAAATTGAAAGTATGTGTAGCCGTAACACTTGATATATTAAAGTCAGTACCACTTGTACCTGTGCCAAAGAATTGTACTTGTCTTGTTAAGTTATTTAACGAAGTCAACCCCTTAGAAAAGGTTGTAACTACTTGACATAAGTGATTATTCTCTGTATGTAAAGTAACTTCTCTTGTATCAACATTTGCATATATTCTAATTGCTATTCTATCGGTTAGCGTTAAAGCAGTTTGAGTAACAGGTATAGCAAAATAATAAGGACTTATTGTTGTACCATTAGTTAGATATTCAGGTACGCTTTGGCTACTTCCTATTAAAGTAAAAGTACTTCCGTCATATTTATAAAGCTCCGCATAAACATAAGGATTATGCGCATCCGAATTTACACTAAAATAAAACTCACAATTAAAGTTACCAGCAGGTACTTCTAATAAAGCAGGATCGTTTGCGTCTGTAATGTAACTTGCTATATAACCATTGGTTGTAGCCGTAATATCTGTTCCTGCACCTGCAATAGGATCTTTACTAAATTCTCTATAAGCAACCCCTCCGATTGTACCTTGACTTACACTTGAATTTAAATAATAACTAACCGAACTTCCACCACCTGTTGATGTTGGAAAATCCGCTAATGCGCCATCCCCTCTAACATATTGATTAGCTGCACCCGCAAAACCGATATTTATTGTTCCTGTGCTTGTAATTGGGCTTCCTGTAATTGTTAAAGCGTCGCCTGTCTCTGTAACCGCTACGCTTGAAACTGTACCCGTTGTAGCAAATAAATTAGCTATCTGTAATAAAGAAATCTTTTTACTTACTCCTGTAATCGGATCGCCTATAATTGTTAAATCAGAAGTTTGCGGATTAACACTTGTCGCTAACTGATTAATTTTTTTTGATTCCATTAATAAGTATAATTTGTAGGCACTTGGCACCTGTTGTTTATAAATGGTAAATTCAAAGTAATATCACACTTGACACCTGCTAAAAAATCAGGATCAGATTCTGTAAAATATGTCATTGGAATATTATCACCGCAAGTCCAAGTAACTATCCCATAATCTTGTGGGTATCTTAATTGAGCAATAAAATCCTGTGCTACTAAGGTTTGATCCGATAAAACTTCCGTTTCGTTTGTTTCCTCTGATAGCATCCTATCCATAAAGTAAAAACTAAAATTAAAATCTATTTCCTTAGCTCCTATCGTAGCACCTGTTAACGTAAAAAACATAGCAGGATAAGTAACCTCGCCATTGCTTAAACGCTCCCAGACATCCCCAAAGTAAACAAAATTAATTTGTTCGTGGTCGTTTCCTATCTTTGTCAGTTCGCTGACTATTTGGTTTAATGTCATTCTTTTTTGCTTTTTCCAAATAAACCTTTAGCTTATTTTGGTTTTTTATAGTTACTTGTTTACTCATATTAGCAGCATCCAATATTACCTTGATACCTTTCCTCGAATGTTTTTCTATGCTTGCCATCATAATCATCAATACAACAAGCATCACCTAAATACATTGAAACTGTATATCCTTCATTATCAGGCTTGATTGAATCAATGCCACTACCAAAGTTTAAATAATTAGGATATAAAGCATTGTTTTGTTTTAGGTATTTAATTAATCTTTGCTTGTAAAATTCTGCTCTTGCCTTGTATCTATTAGCCACATCAATCATATCCTGCATTGAAGGGTTTTCCTGATTCTCACCTGACTTTCTTAAAAGCCCTTTGTTATAAAACTGAAACGATAACCCCTGTGGTAATTCAGACATTACAAAATAAATCAATGTATCTACTATGTAATCATCCAATAAGGTCGTTTGTAAATTTGTATATGTGTTTGTATCAACTGCCGTCTGTAATTCATTGTAAAGCGCAGATCCCAATGCAGGCAAAATATACATATCTTGCGCCGTCTTGATTTCAGGCAATACTAATTTTTCATCTACGTTTGCGTGCAATCCTGTTCTGTCCTTAATTGACTGAACTGATATAAATAAAGTATTCTTGCTCATTATTTTTTTCTTGTTACTATGTTTGAAACCCATTGATGTCTGCAACTTGGCTCGTGAGTATTAGTACCCGGCTTTGTGTACCAACCGCCCTTACGATCCCATACTGAATAACCTAATCTTGCACTCATTAACTCTATTTCGCTACGGCTATAAACCTTGTTTGCTTCTAATAAAGCCACGCAAAACGGACGGCTTGTATCTATATCCGAATTACTAAAACCTGCCTTCCATTCGTAAGAATATCTAATCAGCAACTCAGTTGTCTGTGGCTTGATTTTTTCTAAAATATCCTTTAAAGGCTCTGTCAAAGTATGCTCTGTAATCACATTCTCATCAATCCCTGTACCTATTGTGTATTGCTTTGGTTGTATATGCCCATCTTCAATTAATTTTTTAATTACTTGATTGATGGTATCTACGTTTTGATCTAAAGTAGTCGCTAAAACCTCGGGTGTTATTCTTTTATCCTTAGCCATCAAATCAAGCACATTGGCTTGTAATTGATTTACCTCTGCAAATAACTGATATTCAGAATCGTCATTAAAGCGCGTTCTTGACTTCCAAATATTGTATGAAGCCTTATCCTCACCAAACTCAAAAAACACGCTAAAATCGTCCTTAAATTGCGCAGATTGCACAACTGTAACCGCTTCCTCTGGCGCTTGGTATTTACTCATATCAATACCCGCCTTTTCAAGCAACCATTCCTTAGGTGCAATCTCTTTTAAAAGATTCTCTGTAAACTCAAATCCGATAGGCTCGGTTGGGATAATATGTAATTCTGCGTCCTCGATACCTCTGTACTTAAATAGCATATTAAATACACTTTCAAGGTGCATTTGCTTACTATTAACGTAAGTATTTTTAAAGATTTCATATCCGTCGCGCATTTCAGAACGGCTACCTAATTTACCAGCCTCTGCAATACCAAAGATTGATGGCGTTGTAATTTGATGCCCTGAAAATATATTAGTTTGAATTAAAGAATCCACACGACCGAAGTCCTCTTTTGTTATATCAGAAGTGCCTAAATCATCAACGATAGGTTTTCTTGCGCTATCATTTACAAAAGCTAAAATGAACTTCTTGCCATCTGATCCGCTAAATCTATTCGTAAAGCGTTTTTCAATATTACGCTTTTCATCATCCGAAGGCTCGCCATTAGGTAGGGTAATAAGTTTACTTGCAGAAAACCCTGTCTGTGCATTACCTAAAACGTGCTTAGATATTTCAATATCTGATTCTATGTAATTAAGCGCACCGAAATAACCTGGCAAAGAATAGTAACCCATATTTGGGCGATATTCTTTTATATAAAGAATCTGCTTGCCGTATGGATTAGCAGGGTTAAAAGCAGTATAAACCTCCGCTTTTTCTGCCCTATCAGCCCAATCTTCTTTATACCAAAATTGTGTATTGTCTTTATTAGTACGAATCTTAGTATAATCGCAATGCCAGATTTCGCTTAACTGACCTGCAACTGACCAAATGATTTCTAAATAATAACCTCCAAATAATTCAGCATCCAAAGATACTTTTCTTGTAAGATCCTCAAGGCTTTCCATTCTATTGACTTGCTCAATAAAAGGCTTTGCCTGCTCGCTTCCTGTCCAACCATTTGCAGTAATATAATGTACCTTGCTTTTTATAATAGCATTATGCTTAGCTGACTTATTAAAAAGTTCAACTAAATAATTTGGGTAATCGTTGCGATCGCCATATTGAATATACCCTTCACCTTTCTTTTCTTTAAATTCAGGCTGCTTGGCTTCCGCAAATGTTAGTACTCTTAAATCCATTATTGTCTTATTTTATAAGTGTCCGTTGTAGTATATTCCGTGAAATTGAAAGGCGTTCCGACTAACTCCATAATCCCTGATTCTAATAAATTTAAACCCGCAGGATTTAGGTTAGACGTACTTGTCTGTTCGTATATATCGTAATCATATTGACCATTTAAAGCAGTACTAAAATTAGTATTTGTAACAATACTAAACTCATTGTATCTGTCTTTATATTGGCTTATGTCTGTATTATTTAACATAACAAATTTAATCTCTGTATTTGCGCTTCTATTAGTAAACACAAATAAATAGTTAGGATTCGTTAATAGTTGCTTTTCAGTTAAAGTCAAAATAATATTTTGGGTTTGTCCTTTTGTTAACCTAATCATATAACTATATAGCTAAAAAGGTAATTTGTTGCATATCCTACAATAAAAAACCGCCGAACCAATTAAGGAACGGCGGCAAACCTATAAACCTATGAAAAAACTTAAGCTCCTGCTGTTGTCAATACAGAGTAAACTGCTTGTGCAACGCTTGGTGCTAATTCTGCTTCTGATCCTGTAAAGGTTAAAGTGAATCCACTTCTATCGCCTTGTGTAGTACCCGTGCCAGCAGTACCAGCAGTTAAATCTAATCCTCTTGTTTTACCAAGATACCAATATACGCCATTTGAATCCTTTACTACTGCGATCAAAGTGTTTTGAGCAAGTAATAAAATTTCGTTTCTTGTAGCGGTTTGTAATTTATTTAATACAACCATTAGTTCCTGTGCATAAAATACTGTTCCATTCTGTACGTTTGTAGTGATTGTTTGATTCATCATTGATGTATCTTTCACTTGCTCGTATTTGTAGAACTTCTTACCAGATGCCTTTGTCAATGAAGTAATTACCCCACTCGCTTCGGTTGTAGCAGTTACGTTAGCCGCTTCTATGAAATATACTTCCGTAACACCGCCTAAACTATCTCGGCAGTCTAAAGTATATCCTTGTGTTAATGCACAACTCATTGTTAATTAATTTAATATTTTATTAAAAATGGGGAGCGATTAAACTCCCCAATAATTATGCTAAGATAAACTTAACGATCTCGTCTGGGAACGCTACGTTTACACCCATTTTGAACTCAGATACGAAACGAACTTGATCAGCTTCTTTTGCGTAGAAGATTTCAAATTTTTCCTCTTCGTTCAACAAGTCTGTACCTAAGAACAAGTTAGATAAACGCATTGCGTAAACCTTGTTAGTTCCGTTCAAACCTGCAAGTGCTACAACTTTGATCATAGTACCTGGTAATACGAACTCGCTATCAGCTTTCACATCAATTGAATAATGGAATTGATTTGCGTTCTTTAATGCAACTGTGTAAGTTCTGAAAACATCTTGACCACAGAAGATAGTCATATCGTCAGCAGCTACAACTTGTGCAGGGATTGCTTGATAAACGCCATCAAAAATGCTGATTACGTTAGCAGCAGTGATTGAGCTTAAAGGCGCACCTGAAATGTATGTAGAGCTATTAGCAGCTACAACACCAGAAGCAGCACCGATTAACTTAACAAGTCCGTCAAATCTTGATAGATTAGCGTTACCTGAAGTTGTATCACCTTGCCATAAAGCAACCTCTAATTGAGATGCGATTGTTTTTGCTTTCTTATCTGCAAATTCTTGCTCAAAAGGAATAGAATCATACATTGATCCTGTTGGTAATGCTTTTTGTAAGTACTTAGATTCTAAGTCTTTAGGACATAGAGCCTCGTTTACTTTAATTTTTCCAACTGTTACTGTTCTTTGAGTAAAAGTTGTTGAACCAGATGCGGTAAATCCGCAAGATCCACCTGCTTGGAAGATCGCGTCTGTGTCCATAATGTTGATAGTTTCTGCGCTTTTTACGCCTACCATTACGTTACCTGCGCTCTTAATTAAAGCTGCAGTCTTTGCACCTAATACAGAATCAGTTACCAATAAGGCTTCGTTTTGCTCTGTATAAGCGGCTAATGCGTCTACGTTAAATCCCATTTTATTTAATTTTTAGTGTTTAAAATTGCGTTTCTGTATTTTTCTAATCTTTGTTCTTTAATACCTTTTGTATTAACAAACTCATTAAAGCTATTTGGTTTTTTAATAGGATCTTCGCTTGGCGTATTTGAAAGTGCTTCAATCAATTCAGCTACTTGTGCAAATCCTTGCTTAATCTTATTTTCTAAATCCAAAACTTTTGCGTCAGATAAATTTTTAGCTTCAACTAATTCAGCAATCTTTGCTTCAAATTGTTCAGCCATTTCCTCCAACTTTTTATCTTTGTAATCTGCTCCTGCCTCAACTTCTGTGTCAACTTCTGGGCTTGCTTCTACTACTTTAGTTTCAATAGCGGTAATTTTTCCGTTCTCGTCTAAAGTAATTTCTGTTCCGTCCATTAATTCGTGATCTCCTGCTGGTGCTGGTTGTCCTTCAATTGTTACTAAACCGCCAATCTCTAAAGCTGAAATCTCAACCTTAGTTCCGTCTATTAATGAATATTCTGCCATCTCAACCTTAGTCTCTTCAACATTAGGCTCAATAACTTCATCTTCCTTAACAGGCGCAGCGTTGTCCTCAAACAAAGCCTTAATTTTTAAAATTGCTTCCTGTGCGTTCATACTTTTTTTATTATATAGTTAAAAAATAAATAGTTTATCACTTAACTTGTGATAATATTTTTTTGATTGCATCAACCATAGACGCAACCTTGTTTACTTCCTTAGGTTTGTAGGTAAATAACCCCTCTACGCTAAAGCCCATTATATCCCCGCTTTTAACCTTAGCCCAAGCCTCGTCATTATCTACAATCATAGATCCAAACCAACTTCCAACAGGTGCATCTTCAAAGCCTTTCATTGGCATAATACCGCGTGAAGGATCAGATATAAAACTTTCAAATAAGGTAACCCCTTCAAACTGCTGATTGGAATTGTGCATTAAATTGACATTGCTCTGGAAGCCCTTTTTAAAAAACTTTTGTACAATCTTAAGAATAGTTTCTGCACTAAAAGCAACATAGTAATCGCCATAAGTAGCATCAGACCTAAAAATAGGCGTATCAGCCAACATAATAGCACCCGAAATAATACGACGATCTTCATTTGTTACCTCAAATTTTTGGGTTTTATTAAATGCGTTCCAATTTCTTTGTATTGCTGGGCGATCTACTAATGCAATAAAATCAACTTGTGAATCATCTTCTATGCTATCCGTAATGTCTAACATATAAATAGGTATTTCTGTATTCATATCTTTAAATAGTTTATTTGTGAATATTTATCGTTTAACTAAATCTTGCTCTTTGTTTTATAGCTGCCATTCTTTGTTGGTTGCCTGTTACATCTGTCTCAATAACGTATGCCCTAACAGCCTGATTGCCTAAATCATTAATTGATTGTCTGCTTATATTTGTCGTTTGAGCAGCAGGTAATTGTGGGACAATAGGCGCTTGAGCTGTTTCTGCAAAACCTCCTTGAACTGATCCTGCCCCACCACTTCCTGTTTTAAATTTAGCAATAGATGAAGCGGCAATAGTAGCAATAGATGCAGCAGCACCGATTTTTAATGCAGCTATCTTTTTTGCACCAATTGCAACAGCAGGTGGAAATGCAGGGTTAGGTACGCCAGGTGGTAAAAATGCAGGAATAGCAGCAGTACCCGCAGTTACTTCTGCAATAGCACCGGCAGTTGTAGTTATAATTCTACCTATTTCTAATGCTTTTGATATTGCAAAAATTATATTTGCTAATTTTTCATTATCCCCTGCCAATGAAGCTAATAATGCTAAACCTGATTGTGCTATTTCAAATTTTGCTTCCTGTAATTCTCTATCTGCCTTTAACTCCTCCTCTCTTTGCTGTTTTTTACTATCTGTTATTTCTTTATCAAGTTGCCTTTCTAAATTTGCATACTTACTAATAATTTCAAATCTTTGATTCTCGTCTAATTCTAAATTTGATAATTCTATTGCTTTTTGTTCTGCTAAATAGGCTTCTTTATTGGCTAATCTTTGCTGATCTGCTTCAAAATCATTATCTAATAAATCGTTTTCAAAATCAATATCAGTAATCAAATTCTGCATTTCCTGATATGCTAACTCTCTTTTTTTATCAGCCCTTTCCTTGTCAATTTCCATTAACCTTTGTTGCAATTCAGTATCAAATTGCTCATAATCACTTATTGCTTTTGCTTTAGCTTCGTTGCTTGCTATTAAATCGGCTTCCTCTTTTAATCTTGCAGCTTCCTCATCTTCGGCTTTTTTCTTTAATCTTTTTGCTTCTTGATTATCTAAAACTTTTAATTCAGTATTTAAGTCGGCTATTGTTTGTAACTCTTCAGCAGTTGCTCCTTTTATTAAACTTAATTGCTTTTGAATCCTGTCTCTTTTAGCCTCGTATATTTCTTTTTCTTTTCCTTCTTGGGATTCTAATTCTTTAATAATCCTATCTGCTGACTTTATATAAGCATTGGTTGCCTCTGTTAATGCATCTGCATTTCTTTTAGCTTGACTTGTAACCCCAATGAAATCAGTAAATCCTTGAACAATTAATTTTACCTTATCAGCAAATTCGCCCAATGAAGGGAAAAGATCATTAATAACTTTTTTTACCTTTTCAAAGTTTGCTATTAGTAAACCCACCCCAACGGCTAATGCACCTACACCTATTGCTATAATAGCACCTCTTAAAGTAGTAAATGCACTTATAACCTGTGTTCTTATAACTGCACCTAAATTTTTAAATGAATCAATACTATTTCCAACTGCTTCTAATCCTTGAGACAAAGCCATTGCAGATTGTACTTTAACTAAGGTCTTTTGTAAATCCTCTGATTCA